AGCAGATTTACGGCCGTCGTTGTGACGTGATGATCGCGGACGACATCGAGACGATGGGTAACGTCGCCCAGTACAAGAAGCACGCCACCTATCTGGCCCGAGAGGCGAACACCCGTCTCCGCCCGCCGTCGGCGGACATGAGCGATCCGGGTGGACTGCTGTTGGTTCTGGGTACCCGCGTCGGTCCGATGGATATCTACCGCTACCTTCGCGACGAGGCGAAGGACATGATGGGTGAGCCGGGCTACACCTACTTCTCCCAGCCCGCAATCCTTGAGAACGAGTTCATGCCCAAGGATGAATGGGTGTGCCTCTGGCCGGAGCGTATGCACGCGGGTGCCATCGCACAGCGTCGTGCGGGTTATGCGGACACACGTCAGTTCCAACTCATCTACCAGCAGAGTGACATCAATGACGAAGCACCTTTCCCCGCCGCCGCCGTCGATGCTTCCGTCAACGGTCAGCGTATGCCGGGTCTACTCCACCCTTCCAATCCCGGAGTGCGAGACCAGGGAATGTCCGGACTCCATGTTGTGGGCGGGGTTGACCCCGCCACTACCGGTGGCACTGCGATGGTCGTCCTCGCTGCCGACGGACGGACGATGAAGCGGTACGTGCTCGACGTCTTCTATGAGCGGGACGTGCACGCCGACCGGCTCATCAAGACCATGAAGGACCTGACGGACAAGTACGGCGTCAAGGAGTGGCGGGTAGAGCGCAACGCCTTCCAGCGATTCCTCACCCAGTTGGAGTCACTGAGGGACTACATGAACGCCCGGGGCGTCATTTTGACTGAACACATGACAACCGGTGCCACCAAGTGGGACGAGGACTGGGGCGTCTCTACTCTGATTCCACTGTTCATGAGCACGGTGGAGCAGGACGGCGAAGGCCGCATGGTGCCCCGTCACCGCAAGGACGAGTTCGGCAACGAGACGCCGGGGCAGCATCTTATCGAACTGCCCAAGCTGACGGCGCGGGGCTCGGATGGCGTCAAGGCCCTGGCCCAACAGTTGAAGGTGTGGGAGCCGGGCATCTCGAAGCACACACCGGTCGACTGTGTGATGGCCCTGTGGTTTGCCGAGATCGCCGCCAGGGAATTTCTCCTTGGTCGTCGCGTGCAAACGTCGACACACCGTGGAGGCAAGTTCATGACGGGCTCGATGAAACGACACGTTAGAACGATCTCCCGGCAGGACATGGACCGTTATCGAAACGAAGCAGCTTACGGAGTGGGATTCCAATCATGAGCGTCGAGTGGGCGGCACGCCGCTACAACCAGATGCGGGGCAAGTTCACCACTCGGGATACGAACATGTATCTGGTCGAGCAGGTGCGCAATGGCCGTATGCACGAAATCGCGGGGATGCAGCAGTACTTCTCCGACGAACTGCCGCGTTCTGTCACGGCCAACCTGGTCCGTACTGCGGCGGAAGACCTTCGCAACGTTATGGGCACCCTGCCTGCGCTCGACTGTTCCTCGGGTAACGGCATCGCCGCCACCGACAAGAAGCGGTCGGTCACCAAGAACCGTATTGGTCGGGATATTTGGAAGGAGTCGAACCTCGAAACGACGTTCGTCAACTTCGCCGACTTTTACAACTCGTACGGCTTTGCTGTCTTTCATGTGGAGATCGACCGCAAGCGAGAGATGCCCATCATCCGGGTGGAGAACCCTAGGGGATTTTACTACCTGAAGGATCGCTGGGGTTGTGTTGTTGAGGTGGCGCAGGTGCTCGACATCCCCATGGATGAGCTGTGTCACCTGTTTCCCGAGGCCGAGGGAAAGCTGAAGGAAGGCTACAGCCCCGCCCATCAGGGAACCGTGCAGGTTGTGCGCTACACGCACAAGGATTCGGGCACGCTGATGTTCGTCCCCGGCTGCAAGAACCTGGTTCTTGCCTCTGCCCCCTCGGTTATCGACGGCTATCTGCCCTATTTTGTGGTGGAGCAGCCTTCGCTGACCGATATCCCCGGTGGTCGCTTCGATGAGACGGTGTTCATCCAGTACGCCAAGGTGTTGATGGCCCAGTACATCTTCCGGGCGGCTGAACGGTCCATCAATGCGCCCATGGTGCTGCCTCGCGACGTGGGTAACGTCGAAGAGGGCGTGGATTCCCACATCTACACGGACAACTGGCGGCCCGGAATGGGCATCATGAGCCTCAACGTGCCCCGTGAGGTGATGGCCTATTCAGAGACCCTGGAAGCGGAGGCCAAGGAGTCTGCGGGCTATCCTGACGCCCGTAACGGCCGTATCAACGCGTCGATCGTGACCGGTCGGGGCGTGGAAGCCCTGATGGGCACCTTCGACACCCAGGTCAAGACCGCCCAGATGCTGTTCAAGCGGGCGCTTGAGGATGCCACCTCGTACGCGTTCAAGGCGTACATGAAGTTCTACCCCAACAAGACCCGCACCATTAGTGGCATCGACAACGGCCAGTCCTACCGGGTGAACTTCACTCCGGCCAAGGATATCGGCAAGGACTACGAGGTCAACTGTACCTACGGATTCATGCTGGGCAACTCGCCCGCCCAGGCGGTCATGATGCTGCTCCAGTTCCAGAATGGTGACCTTCTGTCCCGCGATTCGGTGCAGAAGAAGCTTCCGTGGGACATCGACGTCGACATGGAAAACCGTCTGATCCACGTTCAGCGGCTGAACGACTCCATTCTGTCGGGGGTGGCAGCCTATTCACAATCGCTTGGTATTCTGCTTCAGCAGGGAATGCCTGCCAATCAGGTGTTCGACCCGATTGTCAAGCTGATCAAGGCGAGGCAGAATGGCAAGGAACTGGCCGAGGCGGCCCTTGAGGCGTTCACGCCTCCGGAGCCTGATCCTGCGGATATGGGACCGGGAGCTATGGATCCTGCAATGCTGGGTGAAGAGGCAGGTATTCCCCCCGGTCCGACTGGTCCCGGAGCGCCAGGCGGAAACATCATGCCCTCGGGCTTGCTGCGTGGTGTCGCGCCGGGTCAGGCAGGTATGTCGCCCGGCGGTCTTCCGGCCATTCTCAACACTGCTGCGTCGCTTCGCGGGGACCAAGGTACCCCCGAGATGAATTCGACCGTTCTCCGCCGTAGGGCAGTTGGAGGCTAACAAGTGGGAATCTTCAAGGGTAGGGCCTCCTACCACGTATTGCCCGTTGCGGACTACATCGAACACGAGAAGGCTCCGGACTGTATCTGCGGCCCGAGTGTCGAAGAGCAGCCGAACGGCCGTATCTATCAGCACCACTCACTAGACGGACGCGAATTCAGGGAGAAGAGGGATGGCGGACCAGCCGATTCAGGATCTGCCTGACGCCAAGTACGGCGAGAACCAGGAGTACGTGGCACAGCAGAAGGTGATGCCCGGTGCTGCCGCTCAGGGCCTGCCTCCGGCCCCTCAGCCGAAACAGGTGGTCGAACCCGGTGGTCCCGTACCGACGGACCAGCCTAGCGCTCCTGTGGACCCGCTGGGGGCCTTTATGGGGCCATCGTCCCGCCCCGCCGAACCCATCACGGCGGGTGCCCCGGTTGGTCCAGGTCCCAACTCGCTGGCCCTGGGGCCGAATGCCCCTGTTGCGCCCGACACGCTCAGCCGGACCCTTGCCGCCTACGGTGCGGCTGACGATACGGGCATTGTTGCCCAGCTGGCGCAGTACTTTGACGGGATGTCTATCTGATGGCTTACTGGTACCAGCGCATTGCTGATCCGGACGCGGTGACCGAACGGGCCACCGCTCCGATCAGCAATCCACGACTGCGGTTCGCGGCCACCGCCAATTCGGTGGGCATGTTCCGCGACGAGCCCGAGGTTCTCCAGGCATTCATCAATGCGGACGTGCCTTTCTCGGTGGCGCACCGCACCATGGCTGAGATCACCCGCCAGAAGGCCAAGATTCGTAGCAATCTGATGGCACAGGCGGGTTATACGGATGCGTCCGCTACGCCCGTTCAGGCTCAGCAGGTTCAAGACGCCAACCAGGCCAAGCCCAACCCGCTGATCATGCCGGGTACTCAACTGGCCGCGCGGGCGGCTGCCGATTCGCTCAAGCCTCGGGAGCAGCAGGGCTTCCTGGGCAACATTGTGGATGCAGGCAAGTCGGTTGTCGGTGCGGCAGGCGAGGCGCTGACGGCTGCCTTCTCGCCCGTTTCCGCCCCCCTGGCGGCCGGTTCGGCTTCGGCCGACACCGCACAGGAGAGGTGGCTCAAGGATAACAGTGTTATCAAGTCCATCCCCGTTCTCGGACAGGCGGGTGTGGCCCTCGCTGAGGGTGTCATCGACTACAGCAAGGGTCTTTCGTCCATCCTGGGTATCTCGACCGCTGGCGGCCTTTCCGAGGCGCAGCAGCGGGATATGGTGCAGGCCGGATACGATCCCAATTCCTCGGCCAGTCGCTATGCGTACTACTACCAGGAGTTCAACGGCAGGCGGAACCCTGTTGCCGACGACGAGATGCAGCGCCTGAAGAACGAGTTCGATCCCAGGCGGGTGGAGCTGGCGCGGGAACTGGTCACCTCCGGGTTCTTCGAGGACCCGATCCGCAACATCAGTGGTCTCTCTCCCGAAGGGCAGGAGTTTGCCCGTGGCCTGGCGGGGCAATCCGCCGACTCGCCCGACTCCAAGCTGCTCAAGAAGCTTCAGGACCACTCCGGCCTGAGCTATGGCGGCAAGCTGGCCGATCGCTTCGGGCTCGAAATGGGTAGCGCTTCCCGCCTGGCAGTGGCCGCAGGCGGCGATCTGGTGACGTTCTGGTATGTCGACCCCATCGTGGCGGCTTCCGGCGCGTGGAAGATGGGCAAGTACGCCCTACAGGGTGTGGATGCGAACAACATCGAGAAGGTTACTTCGATGCTGGCCGCGTCTGCCGACAACTTCCTGCCCAAGGGGG